TGTATCAACTTGTTGTTGATCTAGCAAACGAGCCATACGTGCTACAACCATTGCTGGTGAAGCTGTTGCTGTTGGTAGTGAAGTTGCACCTGGCATACGTGCAGTTAGTGGGATAGAGTGATCCCCTGCACTTGAAGTTGTGATGTTACCGAAGTCACCCTTCTTTAACTTCATTGAAGAAAGAAGTTCGTCTGAACCAGCAGTAATAACAGACTTAGAACCGTTTACGGTTGTGTTAGCTGTATCTGGTGATCCATGTAGTGCTGACTGTTTGAAACCACAAAGGTATCCAAGTACGTCTTGATCATACTGATCTTTTAGACGATACGCTGCACGATCTGTTGCAAGTTGCATAAAGTTTACGTGACTATGCGCCTCTTCGATGTCATCCATTTTGAAAGCAAAATAGTTAGCTTTGTCAATGGTCAACTGAAAGTCTTCATCGTCTAAGTCTTGTGCCGTGACAGTTGTGCCACGAGTGTAAGCTTGCACTGAGATTTCTGGCTCTTTGATAATCTGAACCGTATCCCCTTGTGCGCTTATCTCTCCGAAATAATCAGAGTTAGTTATTTCTCCTACAACAGTACTCTTGCGGAAAGCAAGCTGTACCTGTTTGGAGTAGATTACTGGGCTAAAATTACCATTAGGTAAATTGCCGTAACCTGACGCTGATGAAAAAGCCATGATAAAATCCTCCATTAGATGTTTGGCTTAAGTTAGTAAGCTAACACTTTGAAAGAGGCTAGTAGTTCTAGGGTGCAAGTACCGTACACGTTGGCCTTTGTGTACAGCATTGGGCCTATACTTAACTAGGTAGGTCTTACTTAGTAGTTGGGCTTAGTTAAGAAAAGCATAAAGGTGGCTATATCTCTACAATAGGGCTTTATGCTTTTACTTCATAAACATAGTTATATATACTTAATCCACTATGTCAATAGTTTTTTATCGTGCACCACCAGAAATATCATATACAAACTTACCTGATCGTATAGCTTCCATAATATCGTCTGATCGTGCTTCATATTCTTTAGCAGACATTTTCTGTACTTGTGACTCTAGAATCTGTCCTGATACACCTTCACCGTCAATCTTAGTTGTTCTTTTTGTCTTGACTTGTGATGCTGCTTCTTTAGTTGTTTTCTTTTTAGACTTGATGTCCATGCCGTTGTCAACCTTAAACAGGTCAATAACACGTACAACTGATCTTGGATCATCTAGATTCTCGTACAGAGCGTCTTGTACCCACTTGGGTTGCTCCCCTGCCCAGTTATGAAAGTCATCACTTTCACGTAACTCGTCAAAGTCAGGGTGTATGTTTCTTATAGCGTTCTCTGCTTTTGTGCGTTGGGTTTCAGCATTAAGCTTATCTATCTCTTGTAGCCTCTTGTCTGCCTTTGCAAACTTTTCTTCAGCTATCTTAGCAGCTTTTGTTTCTACAATGCTTGCTATCTCTGGATACTTTTTAGTCCACGCATCTATCTCTTCGTCTGACTTAGGTGGTAGTAGCTGACCTTTTGCAGCTTCTGCCATCTGAGCTTTTAGTTCTTTTATTTCTTCAGACTGTTTATTTAAGTGCTTGCGTAAATCACTGTATCGTTTCTTATACGTTCTCTCTAGCCTCTTGTCTGCCTTTGCAAACTTTTCTTCAGCTATCTTAGCAGCTTTTGTTTCTACAATGCTTGCTATCTCTGGATATTTTTTAGTCCAAGCATCTATCTCTTCGTCTGACTTTGGTGGTAGTAGCTGACCTTTTGCAGCCTCTTCCATCTGAGCTTTTAGTTCTTTTATTTCTTCAGACTGTTTATTTAAATGCTTGCGTAAATCGCTGTACCGTTTCTTATACGTTCTCTCTTCAGCAGATAGCGTTTCTTCTTTAGCTTCTGTATTGGCCTCTTTCTTTTCGGCACTCTCTTCTTTTTCTTCGATAGGACTTTCTGTTCTTGCCTCCATGAGGGCTTTAAGTTCTGCCTCATCCTGCTCTATTCGTTTTCTATTAGCTGTGAGGGTTGACTTGTTTTGTACAAATCCTGCATTCTTTGGTGTTTCCACTTCTGTTAGTTCTGGCATGTTATTACTCCTTATGTTGGGGCCAGCCGTAGCTGGGTAGCCTTATAGTTATATGGATTTAGTTTTGTTTATACAAGTTCACCTGGTGGTGTTATACTTGCACTTGTAGTCTCTGTTGAACCATCATCTTCTTCTTCATCGTCATCATCATCATCAGAAACACTTGGTGGCAGTAGTTTATCTATATCTATTTCACCAGTTTCTGTTTGATAAAATGGTTGTTGATCTATACCAACACCTGTAGTTTGTGTGCCACCTAAGTTTGCATCTGTTTGCTGTGCAGCTTGTTGTGCTAAAAATAATAATTTATTTGTTTCTTCAGTTAAAGGATTACCGTCTGCATCTACACCTGATCTTAACATATTATTTATTTGAGATTCTATTTGTTTTGCTTGTCTTTTAAGATTCTTTGTAGCTAGTTTTTCTAAAGCAAAACCACCTGCTAAAGGTAGTAACATATTTCCTGCTACTTGTAAAACACCTCTTTCCATATTTGTTAAAGAACCTAAATCTTCTGATGCTATCTTAGACATGTCATCTGAGTATTGTTTAAAATCTTTCATAGTCCACTTGGTAGGGTTTTTATTTCTCCAAGTTTCAGGTGGTTCAGGTCTACCTCCACCGTCGCCACCTTCTCTTTTTTGCTCTTGGACTTCTAAAGGTGTTTCACCTTTTAATACAAAGCCCTCTGGTATAGGAGAGAGAGGTCTACCATTAAAAAATATTATTTGTATTTCTCTTCCTGTAATAGGATCAATATATATTTTAAACTCAAAGCCAGTAAAGATTGGACCTGTACCACCAGCGCCAAAATATCCACCGCCCATAGGCGCAGGTATTTCTCTATCTTCTATCTGATCTACTTCGCCACCTTCTTGCATTTGTTGTGGTGATTCACCTGATGTAACTTTCTCTGCAGCCTCTTCTACTTCTAACTCGTCATCTCTAAAGAAAGACTCTTCACCTCTTTTGATACGTTGAAAACCTTGTTTAGCTGCAGCCTGTAAGTTTTCAAAAAAGGGTGTACCGTAATAACGTCTAGTAGCTGCATCTATCATAAACTCGTTGGGGCTTGCCATGATAGGTATATCATCTCTGACTTCTTCTGGTGTAGCTCCAACAGGTGCTATGTTACCACTTACAGGATCTTTTTTCTCACTGAGTATCTCATCCATCTCACGTTTCACAGAACGTGTAGATTGAAACATTGGTGCGTCAGTCTCTGCCATTTATTTCATCCCTTAAAAATGTCAATCTTCTTAGAGCAGCTATCTCACCTTGAGCACGATACACACCTTCTATAGATGTCTCCTGTTCTAGTTTACGCTGTGCTACTTCTATCTTTTCGTTAAGTACATCAACAAACCCATCCCAAAGAGGTTTGTCGTTTACTAATTTTTTTACTATCATGTACCTGTAAATCCTTGCTCACCTGGCGTTGGAACTGTGCCTGTGCCTATAGTTCCTCCACCTGCACCTGTAGTATCTTGTACTCCTGTACCTGCTGGTGGTGTTGGAGCAGGTTGCTGCCCCTCTTGTTCAGGGGTTTCAAGTGGAGCTATACCTTCAGGTGGTTCTGGTGGTGCAGCAAACTTTTTGAGTATCTCAGCTTGTATAGCTGCGTCACCAAGTGAGTTAGTTACTTTGTCAGGGTCTAAGTCCATGCTCTTAGCTATCTCACGAATGATGTAGTCTGATTTTACAAACGGCTGCAACATAGGATTAGAAGCTACACCTAAGAACTGCATGAGGCGCTGGGATCGTACCTCGTTTGCCATGAGACTTTCTGTACCTTGTGCCTTAACTTCTAGATCACCTTTGATACCTTCATCGTAGTCAAACTGCATGTTAAATGCAAAGAATGCTCTGCCCATAGGTGCGATAAGATAATCATCTACGTTCTTAACTACGTTGCGTATGCTACCGTTGGCAGCAGACATAAGCATAGAAATACCACTAGCAGTGCGCCCCACACCTTGTATGCCTGTTTGACCGTGTGCAAAAGATGGAAAGCCTGTTGATTCATCTGCTAGCACCCTTGCCTTATCGAATAGTTGCATGTTTTCTGCAGCAACGTTGGGAAACTTAGTGCCAAATATACCTTGACCAGGAGCACCGCCCTGTCTACGAAACACCTTACCAGGATATACAGATAGGTCTTGGCCTGGCACTAGGTTAGTCTCATCTACTTCTATTATAAGATTACCAGATAGTGCAGCATTGTCAATAGCCATACGCATGAAACCATTCATCAGTGTTTGCGTATCGTCCATGTTTTCTGCAATACCCACACCAAAGAATGAATATGGGTTTAGCTCATACGGCACAGCATAGTAAGGTATACGTGATGGTTTGAATGGGTTAAGAACTAAACGTAATACTTTGCCGTTACATATCCAAGCGTTTACACTTAGTTGCTCTGAGTCCTGCAAGTCTTTTGGTATCACAACACCATGCTCTTCTAGTATAGCTGTGTCTACATAACCCCAAAACTCTAGAACTTCATATCTATATGGAGCGTTGCTGTACTGTGCATCGTCCTCCATGTCTTGTTCCCAGTATTTCTTTTCGTAGGACTCACCTAAGTCTATTGCTTCGTTAATAGATTCTTCTCTAAAGAAAGGTCTAGACTTTAATCCACGCATTTGTGAGCGTGTCATACGGTGTCGTTCTACTACATACTCTGCTTCATCCATGTTGTAAGCATCTGGGTCAGGATAGAAGTTCCAAATAGATACGTGGCTTGTAGATGGTACAGTCTTTACTGTCGGGTCATACTCACCGTCTTCATTCCAGTTAGGATACTCTTTGTCTATAGCNAACGGACCTTTCATAATCCCTGTGCCAAACAACGCCATCTCAAAAGAAGTGTGGCGCAGTTGTTTATTAGCGCCACTTTCTTCTAACTGATCATGTATTTTCTTTTCCATCTTCTTAGCTGCAATCATAGCAGGATGAAAAGTAACTGTGTCTTGTGTTGTACCAGGTCCTTCTATTATCTTGTCTGAAGCATACTCTAGTGTGTCCTCTATTGGACCCATGCGCTTCATACGATCATACATAGTTTCGCCAGGTTTTAGTTTTTCGTCTGGATCAAACAGTAATGTAACTGGGGGTCTCTTACCAAAGGCATCCTCTAACTGATCTTGTGCTTGTTCAGTCTGAGGGTTGATGCTGATGTGCATAGACTCAGCCACACCTTCTGGTAGTGTTGTAGGATTAACTGTAAGGGGAAAACGAGAGCTACCAAATAAAACATCTACAATCTGACCGTAGGCAGCTAGTGTTTTAGTTTTAGTAACCTTAATAAATACACGAGACTTTTCAGTTTCAGTAAACTGTACGTCTGTATTGTACAAGCCACGATAGTTTCTATAGGCACGTAGCCACCTATTCTCATCTGCAAATCTAGCGTCTTCTGCTCTTTTAAACTTAGAAGTAACAAAAGCGACAACACCTTGTGCATCTAAATCGTCTGTTTCTTGGATGACAGATACTTCGTCTGTCTCAAATAATTCACCTTGTTCGTTTTCTGTAGCCATATTATTTAATATCCGAATGTTGGGTCAGATGCTTGAAAGCCTGTCCTGTGTGACATGGGGTTATAATCCCATAAAGAACTACGTGGTCTTGTCATTATACCATACCTAAGAGCGTCATACAAGTGATCTTCTGAGTTTGTATCTACGTCTTCAGGGTTCTTTTTGTCTAGAGGTATGCCAGGTAGTTGAGCTATCATATTGTTGCAAGTAGAGAAGAACACTAGTCTTGGCTCCTCAGTAAACTCGTCTACTTGCAAACGGCGGTGAAGCTCGTTTTTACCTGCCACCCTTGAACCTTTTGATCTATCAGATGGCCTCCAACGCAAGCCTTTCTGATTCATCTGTTCAGCCAAAGAAGGGCCAGTGTCTCCACGTTTATGCCACAGGGAGCTATCCAACACACCGTACCTGATATTGTCATCTTGTTCTGCATCTAATATCATATCCGCTAAATCTGTTGCCGTAACTCTTGAACAGTATAACTCTCTGTATACTATTAGCTGTTCGCTTGGACTCACTGCCAACCAAACAACTCCTGTGTAACTTCCGTAGCCATAGTCACATGCCCTGAACTTTGCCCAGTTCTTAGGTATGTCGTAAGGCTCGACTACGTGTATCTTTCTGTTAAACTCAGGGAATGCTGCTCCCTCGTTTACATCCCAGTTCCCTTCTAGTAACTGCTTTCTTTGATGCTCTGGCAGTGATAGAAGCATGGCTTCGTAGTCACCACTTTCAGCTAAATAAGGATTATCAAAGAGACTAGCAGGTATGAACCTTCGTTTGAATAGGGGTTGACCAGCTTTGCTATGCCCTTGTGGAAACTTCAGAACCTCACTAGTCTCTATGTCCGTTGCCCAGAATGGCGTGTTAGGCTTTGCTGGGTCAATGAACATCTTCTTAACCCAAGAGTGACCTGGACCACCTGGGTTTGTAGTTGCTCTCATGTACAGACCTAAGTCTTTGTTAGCACTACGTAGTCGGGATCTCATGTAGTTCCACGAGTAAGGACTGTTCCATTGTGTNAACTCGTCGAATGCTACGTAATTAAACGCCTGACCTTGATAGCGCATTACGTCTGTATCTCTNTCCAAGTACGACATCCAAAGTGTGCCGCCTCTTGGTGTNGTCCACTGCGACTTACGCTCAGACCACTTTATGTTAGGTATTGCTTTAGGGTATAGCTCTTGGCTTTTCTGTATAAGTTCCCTAAGTTCTTCTGTTGTGTGTCNTACAAGTAGTCCACTAAAGTCTGGACTGTTTAAGTTTCGTAATGGATCAGCTAGTGTTGCGTAGCTTTTACCGCCTCCTGCTGCACCACCGTATAATACTTCACGTTCAGAGGATGCTAGATACTGTGTTTGTGGACCAGGATTAGGTTTGAACACAACACTCTGTGCATACTCTACATCATACTCTGGTGGCCTTGCTTGCGCTGGTATAGACTCAATCTTCTTCGTAGATGTAGGAGCCTGGTCTTTCTTTTTCGAGGATTTCAATTTGGCGTAACGTTTTTTCGAGCCGCTTGGCATACTGGCGTTTAATCGCAGTAATCCTCTTTCGCTTTCTTTCGACATCTAATCTTTTCTTTAGCCCATCGTGTGTTATGCTTCTACCTGACTGTGTAGTTAGCCACGCAGCTACCTGTCTCAAACTATATTGTTTTACGTGTTTTTTTGCAAGCTCTAGTAGTTCTAACTGTTCTGGGATAGGGTTTAACCAATCCTCATCCTCTGGGTCTATCTCATATCCGAAAGGAATATTTTTACTTACTTTTGGAATCCTCTGCC